GAAACTTGATAAAAAAGCAGACTACGAGGTATATCCGAACGATAACCCTATATATTTAGAGGTTAAAACATCAGAACATAATAAAACGGTCGGGTATTGCCTTTATCAATCTAGTAAAAAGGTGTGGTTAAAGTTCCATCAAATATGCAAAATGGATTGGTTAGTGGTTGAATGGAGATTTGAAAAAGAAAATGTAATGGTTAAAATATCAAAGAAAGATTTCCTCAAATTTGCAGGGGCGCATAAGAAAAACAGTTTTAATTATAAAGACTCATTAGAAATGGGCGAGGTAATAACGGATATGGAATGGTTAAGGCGGTGATTAAATGGATAACGTAGAACTTGATCCCCAAAGCATAATGAAAGAACTTCAAACCTTTAGGCACAAGCTAGGAACTTTAAACGGTGAAATAGTTAAGCTAGGTAATAAGAAAAGCGAAGCAGAACGCAAATATAGAGTATTGAGGGCACAAAAGATAGTTATACTAAGAGATGCTAAAGTACCAGTAACTATTATTACTGATTTAGTTAAAGGTGATGAAGAAGTAGCGCAGCTTAAATTAGAATTTGATGCATTAGATGTATTGTATGATAACAAACGTGAAAATATAAGGTCACTTAGAGATGTAATGTCCGTATACCAAAGCATACTAAACTATCTAAGGATTGAAATAACAGGAGGTTAGAGAGGGACTAGAAATAGTCTCTTTTTATTTTGCTAAAATGCTTGACATTGTAAAACTTATGTATTACACTTGTATTATCAAAGAGATGGCGAAACACAAATTTGAAAGGGTGGTAATTATGAAAAAACAATTAGTACATATAGAATCAATAATGGTTGGTGACACGATAATAGATATAGAGGGTAAAGAAAGAACGGTATCTAAAAGTAATCTTTCGAGAAACAACTTTACAGGAAAAACTATAAATGGAGACCCATACTTATGGCAAAACAGAATGGTTGAAAAAGTTATATACCCTATATGGAATAAAGGTGAAATAGTTAATTACTAAAATATAAGGGTGGCGACCTACCGCTAAAGGATGGTTTAAAAAAATGAAATTATCTACAAAGGTATTAAAAATATGCAAAATGAAGTGTAATGATTGTGTAATAAAAGAAGAGTGTAAAAAAATGCATTATTTGCAAAAAGAATTAAATTCATTAAAAGAAAATATAAATGAAAAAATAAAGGAGGAATAAAGATGAAAGAAAAGAAATACGCACCACCAACAACAGAAGATTTAACTGTAAGTGTAGGAAGGAACGGAAACAGTGTAGGCATTAGAATTGATAAATACTTAAAAAGAGATTTAGACGTTTATATAGGGGATAAGTTTTCTGTAGAGTACAAGAACATTAATGGAAAAAAAGGCCCTAAGACTATTATACTAAGAGAGGTGGAGAAGTAATGACTAACTTAATTATTATTTATGTATTCTTAGGAGTATTAATTATTTGTAGCATCTTATTAGGATTAATGAACAGCGAACTATACACAAAGAACCAAAAATTAAAAGCTAAAATCATATGTTTAGAGAGTAGAAACACAATGTTAGAGAATTACAATGAATCATCTAATAAGGAAATACTATCGTTGATCAAAGAAAAACAAAATTGTGAAGTAGCTTTAAAAGTATGCGAGGTAAAACTACATGACGAATAAAGAATCAGCAGTAAAAGGAATAATGGAAGCAATAGAGCATAAGAAAGAGTTAAAACGTAAAGCTATTGCAGATTGCAAGGCAATGAAAGTAGATGCAACTTATAGGAATATGAAGAGACGGAGGTTTAAGTGATGATTATTATTAAGGGTCAAAACGACAGTGTTGGAAAGTATATAAAAATTAACATTGGTGGTAGTATGATTACTGCAACTGATTGCACTTGTTTAGACGATGAGTCTTTTTACATACTAGGAAAATACAAAGATGTAGAACGAGCAAAAGAAGTTATGGAAGAAATAGAGGAACATATTAGACAAGCGTACGTAGCTAGAGAATTTAAAGTCAGTGTAGAGGATTTTAATTCATTAGAACACAAAAATTATTACATTTTAAACTTAAAAGAAAATGCTATTTACACAATGCCTAAGGAGTAATTATGATACCTAAACCAACTAAGCGAAAGAAAAAGAAATATAAAACTCCATTACCTAAAGGTGATAGATTTTGTCAAGGGTGCGGAAGTACAAGTCAATTAGAAGTGCATCATGTTTATTATGGTGTAGGCAATCGAAATTTAAGTTCTAAGCATGAATGTGTAGAGTGGTTATGTAATGAATGCCACAGAGGAAACAACGGAGTACACGGAATAAATAAAGACCTAGACAACAAATTAAAAGTTAAACATCAAGAAACATTAGAAATGAGTATAAGTAGACAAGAGTTTATAAAATTATTTGGGAGGAATTACCTTGGCTAGTATGAGAAGAACAATACAAAGACAACAACCGAAGAAAGATAATCGCACATGGATAGAAAAATTACTTGATAAAACATGGTTAAGGAGGTTTAAAAGTGATAGTAATTAGCAACATAGATACTAAAACTTTAAAGCGTGGTGCTAGATATCCAGTATTAAAGGTAATAGAGAAACAAGTAGGATATATAGGCTCTAATACAAAGAAATATAGAATAGTGGGCGACGATGGAGCGTGTAGGGCTTATAAAGCTGAATATTTTAGGGAGGTAGATGATATGTTGAATGGTAAGTTTAAATGCACTAGGGGTTTTACTGATGTGGATGGAGAAATGATGAAACTCGGAAAAGTTTACGATTTTAAAGATGGTGTTTGTGAGTTTGATGATGGTATGCTTTCGTATGCTGTTAATGATTATATAAGTTTTAATAACTTTTATGAAATGCAAATACAACCACACAAAGAATACCTAACTATTAATGAGTTGGAAGAAGGGAAAGAATATGTTGAAAAAGACGGTTACATATACTCTGTTATGGAAGGTAATTTATTTAACGATTCTTTATTTGATATACCTGTTATGACTTTTAAAGATTTTAATTTGATGCAATTCACAGAAGCAAACCCTAACCAAAAGAGAATAGATGAACTAAACAAACTAATCGAATTAGAAGAAAGTTACATCAGAACATCTAACATTGAAATAGATAACTACAAGCAAGAACTGGAAGAATTACTATGAGATACAACAACAGTAAAGAAAAAGCAAGTGCTTATTATAAAGATGGTAAGCTAATAATAAAACAAAAGGGTAATGAGTATAAAGCAATGAACAATGGTAATTTGAAGCCAGTTAAGAAGTAAAATATGGTATAATAGAAGGAGAGAATGATATGAGTAAAAATAGTTCAAGTAGTAGCAGTGGTGGAATTGGATTTGTAGGGTTATTAACAATTTTATTTATAGCTTTAAAGTTATTGGGTAAAATTGCGTGGTCTTGGTGGTGGGTACTTAGCCCTATTTGGATTAGTACATTACTAGTGGTATTAGGTTTTGTAGTGTTTGTAGTATTAGCCTACAAGAAGGAAAAGAATCGTAGATTTTAGTTAATTATAGTATGAGGTGGAGGAATAAGTAGACTCTATCATCTTTTAAGATTATCAATCGCAGAGAAAAGATTTAGCCTTGATTGAATGGGTTGCAAGATTGGTAGTTATGTAGGGTGCAAATCCCTAACCTCATACATATTGAAAGGGTGGTAAGAATGAGAAAGTTAGTAGTTAAGAAAAAAGATTGGCCTAAAGATTGGATTAAATCAATTAGCGGTTCTAATGATTATATTTTAGGTTTAAAAGACATAGAACAGAAACCAGGTGGTATTAACATAGTTAGTTCAAAAGAACCTAGCTTACAGAAGTTATTGCTAAAAGGAAGAATTAGTCAAAATCAATACAACGCATTATGCAGCGGAGACAGAAACGACATACTATTAGCGTTTAACATAGAATTAATGGATATGAGTGATAAAATAATAAGTGATCTAGTAGATAAAAAAGGTGTAGAGGATTTTAAAACATCTGAATATATAGAAGTGGGTGAGTAAATGAATATTATTATAATGATTTTAAATATGTTTTACGGTGCATTTATAGGTATGAAATTGTGGTCATGGTTTATAGTTCCATTTGGTATAGTTGAGATAAAAATGGCTCATGCTTTTGGAATAAATTTATTAGTTAAATTTTGGACTATGAGGTTAAATAATGAAATGTTAGAAGATAGAACCGATGAAGAAAAAATAAAAGCATATTCAATTCTAATGTTTGCATACACTTTATTTTTAATAATGGGATATTTTGCATCAAAGTTAATGTAGTGGAGGTGAGCAACTACGAAAACTATAAGACTATTATATCCAGGAGATATAAGAAGTAATAACAAACAAGAAACGGCGTATTTATACACGATTGAAGAAGTAATGAAAATGGAAGATTTAAGAGATAGTCAAAAGGAATCGTGTTTAGAGTGCTATAACGATAAAAATAGAGACGTAGACGGTTTTATATGGTATTCCTATACAAACATACCATTACTAATCCCAATGAGTGAGAAAGAGTATGAGGTGATGTAGGGATGAATGATAACAAAGCAATTAATCAAATGATACAAGATAACAAATCTAAAGGAATTAGTTCTAAGGATATAACAGATGGATATCATACGTTTGATGAATTGTATTTTAATAGAATGGTGCTATTTGCAGTTATATGCAATGAAAATAAATTAGATTCTTTTAAATCTATGAAACACGATGACGGCACTATGTTTGAAGATAGTTTCATAGTTGGTATAAATACAAAAGAGGGATGGTTTACTTATCATTACCATGTAGAATATTGGGATATGTTTGATGTACCAGAGTGGGAAAGCGGACCTAAATGGGACGGGCATACAGCGAGTGATGTAACTAGGTTGCTAAAGCTAAACAAAAGGCGCTAGAACTTGTTAAGTTAACTAAATAACCACTATATATTATAGATAGGAGTAATAAGATGGATGGTAAAGTACAACCAGCAAGAGGTAGTCATAATGAAGTTTATATAAAAGGCGTAGTGCAAGGCTTCTATATGCAGAATCAAATGAGGTTGGTAAAAGAAATAGTATACATGCATAGGTCTAAAAGATTATGCGTAAAAGTAGAAATGATTACAGGTGAAACAGATTATGTGCCATTAGTAACACAGGACATAGAGTGGATATTTTGTGATAGAAAAGGCAATCCAATAAATGTAAAATAATTTATAGATAGGAGGATAAGACATGAGAAAAGAATTAGAATATAAAAGCATTAACGAAGAACAAAAGATTAAAATTGAAGATTGCAAAAATTCAGCATCATTTTTAATGGATGATATCGACAAAAATTGCCCACCTTCAAGAGAAAAAGCATTAGCAATGACAAAGCTAGAAGAATGTGTAATGTGGTTATCAAAGTCAATTAGTCATAATGGCTAGAAAGGAAGTGATCTTAAATCTAATCTATAGAAAGAGAGGTAACATATTATAAAATACTCAATAAAGAAAGTATCTACCGGAGAAATTAAAGAATGTGAAACAGAACTAGAATATCCTTACTATATGTTTGTGGATGGTAATTACTCTTGTGATTGTAATAGAAGCATATTTTTCGGAACACCACAAGAAGAATGTTCAGAAGGTAGATACCTAGTAAGGATAAAAGGAGTGCTAGAAGAATTTTAACATATTATAAACAATACTATAATGACTTGGCTCTCTAGTAGGTCAAGTCATTTATTATAAAGGGTGGTTAGGATGAAAGTATTAGAATTATATAGCGGTACACAAGGTATAAGTAATGCATTTAGAAGAAATGGTCACGAAGTGTTAAGTATAGAGTTGAACGAGGACTTTACAAAGCCACCATGGAATCTAAAACAATGGACTATAAGTGTAGCTGATGTAACTGCAAAAGAAATAATTAAAAGGTTGGGTGGATATCCAGATGTAGTATGGGCAAGTATATTGTGTACTACTCATTCGATAGCAGCAATAAGCACTCATAGAGAAAGTTTGGATAATGGAATAGGAAAGACTCTTAAAGAACGTAAAGATAGTAATACTTTAATAGCAAAAAGTGATAAGGCAAAGTTTCACGATCAATTGTTAATAAAAACATTAATGCTTATCCAGGAGTTAAAACCTAAATTATATTTTATAGAAAATCCTAGAGGTGGAGCAAGGAAAAGTCCTTTAATGAGAGGAGTAATGTACAGGAATACTGTTACATATTGTAGTTATGGTGATATATCTATGAAGCCAACCGATATATGGACTAATCATCCTAATCCTAAGTTTAAACCAATGTGCTTTAATGGGAATAAAGATTGTCATCACCAACCAGCACCAAGAGGAAGTAAAACTGGAACTCAAGGAAAGAAAGGAAATTTAGAACGTTCTATGATACCAAAAGAGTTATGCGAACACATAGTGAGTATAAGTGAAGAAGTTGTATAAAGATAGTATTTACTAAATAAATAGAGGAGTCCTAACGGGCTTCTAAGTGCAAAACATTTTGCGTTGTAATGTTGAATTGGTATGATATAATAATTTTATAGAAAGGATGTGATGTTATATGGGTGTAAACGAAAAGACATATAAAAAATATAAAAAATATATTAAATAATAATTGATCGCTGCTGCGGAATTAACGCAAAGAGCAAAAGAAACGAAAGCTAACATGATATATAGGTGTTAGCTTTTTTTATGTCCAAAACACAATATGCAAAATATTTTGCTGTGTGATATAATAGAGTAGGAGGTGGTAAGGATGATTAGTAAGATTAAAGAATATAATAAACTTAAAGCTGAATTAGAAGAACGCTATGGATCATTTGATGAAATATATGTAATTACAAAAGAAGAATTATTAGAACACAACTTAGAGGTGGATGAAGAGCATAAAGGTGTTTACATTCAAGATACAAGCGCATGTATGGAGTCAACGCCTTATGTGAAGATAGTGGTTGAATTATGAAATGGACAGATGAACAAATAGCTGATGCTGTAAAGTGGCATTTAAAAGAACATGGATATATAGATACTAATACAGATGACTTCGATGTGTTTATGCAAGAATGGATGTATACAATGCAAGAACAAAGAGAGGTAGAAGAATATGAAACTAACAATTGAATGTAGTTGCGGTAACAAGGTAGAAGTAGAAGGAAATGTGATTACTTGCTTGTGGGAACAAGACTTTAATTGCTTTGTAGCCGACGGTGAAGAATATATAGTAATAGAATGTGATGAATGTAATAAGCAAGAAAAAGTTAGGATTTTACTAGAATAGGAGGTGAGAGTTATGGCAGGAGGAAGACCAAGTAAATTTGAAGATATGAAAGACATACTATTAAAATTAGCTGCTAAGGGTTTTACAGATGCACAGATGGCTGATGTGATAGGTGTTACAGAACAAACTATTAATAATTGGAAGATAGCACACCCACAGTTTTTTGAGTCCTTAAAAGAATGGAAGATAAAAGCTGATGAAGAGGTTGAAAGATCATTATACGAAAAAGCTATTGGTTATAGTCACTCTGATACTAAATTTGCTACACACGAAGGACAAATAACGGATAGTGTTGAATACACAAAGCATTACGCACCCGATACAACAGCAGCTATATTTTGGTTGAAGAATAGACAACCAGATAAATGGAGAGATAAGACAGAGACTGAACATTCTGGTGAAATTAAGATGCCAATTATAAAAATAACAAAGTAGCAATTGCAATGGTTTAGTGCCATACGCCCACAGGCGAGAGACAAGGTGATTAGATGGAAAAAGAAATCAAAGTAACCCCATTATATTTTGACTATGTATTCGGTGCTAATTATGATGCAGTAATAGAAGTTGGTGGTCGTTATAGTGGCAAATCATACAATAGCCAAATAGAAGAAGCTGCTAATCTAGCAAGTAAAGAAAACTATAAGCTATTAATCATACAAGATTTAGACAAAGGTGGTTCAGATGGTTACTATGCAGGGTTGGTAGATAAGATAGAACAGTTCGAACATACACCAGCTTACAATATTACAACCTCTTCTACAAAGATAACCAATAATATAAACGGTAACTCGGTATTATTTAGAGGATATAAAACAAATCAGCAGAAGAAAGATGTTAAGAACATTGACCAGGTAACTAAAATAGTTGTTGAAGAGGGCGAATGGATGACGTTTGATGATTTCCTTGCACTTGTACAACAATTAAGAGGTAAGGTTGAAGATGATAGACGTTTAGATATACTTTTAAATCCAGTGAACGAGTCGTGTTTTGTTAATAAAGAACTTATACAGACCACACCAGACAGAGTGCTGGAGTATTTCCCTAAGAGAGAAAAGAATGGTAAACCTAGACCTAAAGTGTTTGAAAAGAATATCAATACAGAATATGAAATAGACGGGAAATTAAAGGTAAGTACAATTAAGATATTAGTTATACTATCAACACACTTTGACAACCCTCATTTAACATCTCAACAAAGAGCAGCAATAGAAGTGTATAAGACAAGTGATCCTAATAAGTATAAACAACTAGGTGAAGCTAGATTTATTAGACCTAGTGGTGCATTCTTTAAAGAGTTTGACGATGAAATACATGTAATAGAACCTTTTATTATTCCAGAAAGTTGGTATTTATACACTACTATAGATTATGGACTTGATATGTTGGCTGGTTACAGAATAGCTTTAGATTTTCAAGGTAATGCTTATGTAACTAGAGAAACATGCGAAAAGAATCTAATAATAAGTAAAGCAGCTAAAAGAATGTTAGATATGACTAATGGTGATAACTTGCAACTTAACTACGGTCCACCCGATTTGATGAAGAGGCAACAGTCTAACGGTGAGACTACTTGGGATCTATTTAATAAAGCTGGTTGGAATCTATCTGAAACTAACAATAAAAGAGATATAGGTTGTTTGGCTATGAAAGAATGGTTAAAAGTATTTGACCGTATGCAAGAGGACGGAACTATAAAGAAAGATACTAGATTAAAAATATTTAGTAATTGTACAGAACTTATAAGAACTATAAAAGAAGTGCTTACAGACAAGAATAACCCTAATAGATACGCAACGCTATCAAGTGAAATAGATGCAACTGTATCAAATTACCATGACTTAACTCATAGTCCAGATGCATTAAGATACTTTTGTTCTGTTCATAACGCTGTACCTATTAAGAGTATACCAAATGCAAAGACTGAAGATTTATTCTTTAACAAACCAGTAGAAGATAACAATACAATGTGTGGAGATTTATATTAAGGAGGTATCATGTTATTATACGCAATATTAGCAATTAATGTATTATGTTTAGTTGGATTAGGTACATTTATCGGTTATTCGATAGGTAAAGGTATTATATCTATTAACTATCACAAAGTAATGGATAAAGAAACATCAATTAAATTAGCTGAACAAATCCAAGAAGAGATGGAACAAGGGGGTGACTTCTAGTGCAAGACTACAAAGATGAAAAAAAGAAAGTAGATCCAGTAAAGGAATGGAAGTTCTTACAAGATGCACGTAACTTTAAAACTGCTAACTCACTGTACGAAATACCACGTATAAACGAAGAACAGTACATCGGTGACCAGTGGAAAGGTATCGAAGCTAAGAACCTTAGAAGAACTACGTACAACTTTATCGGACAGACAACAGATGTTAAGGTTGCATCTATATTAGCGAATGAGTTAACTATTCAACGTGCAGTAGATGATATGGACGAGGATAACGAAGAAATTCAAGAAGCAGTAAAAGCATTTAACTTAGCTGATAAAAAGAACTGGGAACGGTTAAAAATGGACGCTAAGAACGAGCAAGTTGTATTAGATGGTGCTATTCAAGGTATTGGAGTAAGTTACTGGTACTGGGATGATTCAATTAAAAGCGGTAATAGTTTTGTATCTATTGGAGATATTAACGGTCAATTAGTTGATATGGTTGATTTATATGTCGCTAATCCTGCTGAAGTAGATGTACAGAAACAACCTTGGAACAAGTTAACTATTAGAATGACTGTAACTGAATTAAAAGAACTAGCAAAGCAAAAAGGTGTATCAGAAGATGAAATAAGAATGATCACATCTGACGAAGAAGAACGTACTTACGCAGCTTTTGAGAAAACAGATACAGAACAAGACAGCACTAATGATAAAGATGATTTAGCTACTTTAGTGGTAAACTTTAAAAAGATTGATGGTGTTATTCATTCTTCTATGACTACTAAAACAATTATTATTGAAGATTGGAAAGATACTGAATTAACTAGATACCCTATTGCAGTATTCACATATAAGCCTAGAAAAAGATTTATCTATGGTGAAGCTGAAATGACTCGATACCTAGAGAATCAACGTGTAGTTAACTTACAACAAGCAGCAAGACACAAACATGCTTTAATGTTGGCTATACCTAAAGTATTATACAATAAGAATATGTTAGGATCATTTAGTAATGCTATTGGTAGTGTAAACCCTGTAAACGCTTCACCACAAACTAGAATTGGTGACGCTATGACATATGTACAGCCTACAGCTATGACTATTGATGTTGATAAATCAGTAGAAGAGGGAATTACGAGAACCCAAGATTTAGCAGGAGTTAACCAGAACATAAAAGGAGAAGCTAGGCCGGAGAATGCAGCAGCTTTATTAACTCAAATTAAACAAGCTAATATTCCTAATGAGTCATACAAGCGTAGATTATACGATTATTTAGAGCAAGTGGCGTTAATTTGGGAAGATTTCTATAAGACTAAGTATAACATTACTAGAAAGATGAAAGATGAAGAAGGCGAAGTAATAGAGTTTACGGGTACAGATTATGCAGATGTAAACTTTACTACTAGAATTGATGTAGGTGCATCAACACAATGGTCTGAAGTAACAAGCACTCAATTCTTAATGGACTTCTGGGATAGAGGGTTGATTAAAAATCCTAACGATATCTTTAAACGTATTCCTAGTGATCTAATTAAAGATTTAGAAGGATTGATTCAAGAGAATGAAGATGCCGAACTACTTAACCAGTTTATTGATTTATTCATCCAATCTCAACCGCCAGAAGCACAACAACAAATGCAAGGGCTAGAGGGCGATGATTTAAAAGAAGCTGTTAGAGCGTTATTAGGAGGTCAAAATGAAATGCAAACAATGCAATAGTGATTTAAACGTATCAAATTGTAAAATGGAATCAGAAGTGGGCACAGATGTGGTTGAAGCTGTACAAACGTTAGTATGTGTAAATCCAAAATGTTCAATGTATTGTGGTGGAGACTTGACAAATCCTTTAAAAGTAGCAGAAGTAATTAGAACACAAGTTTAGGAGGTGTGCGGTGAGATATACAGAACGAATAAAAGAAATGTACGAGTTTGTAGGTGATGACGGAGATGTTATTGAGTTTAATAGGATTAACCCTTATCAGAAAGCTAGGGATGATATTAAAAACAAATATCCTAATGCTACTGTAAAAAGAGTTAAGACGGAATATATATCTTTACCTAACCAAAAGAATGACTCTAAATTTGCACCTTACCTGTGTATTTGGTTTGAAACTGGTGAGGTTAAAAACTAACAGATGCAAAATAATTTGCACCTATTGATTAAAAGCAGTATAATGTAGTTAGGAGGTGATGACCATTAAAGAGTTACGGTGTTCCTGCAACAAGTTGCTGGGAAAGATAGGAAACTCACATGTTGCTACTGATATCAAGTTAAAAAACGTTAGCATAGCATATGATGAAAAAGGACAACCTATTGACATAGAAATAAAATGTCCAAGATGTAAGGCTAACAATAAGTTTTAGATACCCTAAGGAGGTACAGATGAAATATGAGGTTATAGATGGTATTCACGTTGTTTATGATGAAGAAAGAGGAATGTTTCAGAGCGAACATACTGTAGTTGAAGATGCATTAGAATATGTAGTTTCAGCTTACAACTCTAGGATTGATAAAGAGTTAGAATTTAAAGAAATTATAAAACAACTTGAAGAAACTATAGAAAGATACAAATCGCCTATGTTTAAAGAACTAGAAAGCGATTTAAGATACATGAAAAATGACGAAATAGAATTAAGATGTAAAATTAACAATGCGTTAAATACATGGTAACAATATTATAACGAGTGCCATTGAGCGCCATTACTTAAATGTAGTGGCGTTTTTTTATATATCCCATGCCAGGGATTGTTTATACAAAAGAAAGGAGCATATGCCAATGCTTAAACAAAAGTTTGATTTACAACTATTCTCGGAAGAAGAGGGAGTAGAAGAACCAGTAGTTGAGGAATCTATGGAAGCTGAAGAACCTACAGAGGAAATGCCATCCGAAGAGGAAGATACAGAAGAAGCGGAACCAGACTACACCGATGCTGATAAATCTTTTTTAGAAAGGTTTGAAATTCAATTCAATAAGAACCCTAAAAGGTTTGAAACTATCGAAGAATTGAAAGAAGCTGCTGAAATGGGCAGTGCTTTACCTAGATACAAAGAGAAATTATCAGAGTTAGAAGCTAAGACTAACTCGCCTCATTACAAATGGCTAGATGAATACATGAAAGTTTCTGGCTATGAAGATGGAGCGGAGTTTGTAAAAGCTATTAGAACTAATGAAAAATACAATGAATATGTGAAAAATGGAATGAGTGAAGAAGCAGCACAGAAAGAAGCTGAAGAATACGTTAGCAAAGCCTTTGGAAATCAACAAGACAAGAGAACAAGGGATATGGAAGGTTTCGTTAATTGGCATCAAGGGAAGTTTGAAGCTGGTACGTTTACAGAAGAACTTGATCCAAATAATTTACCTAAGTCAGTAATCGATGCATACGAAAATGGAGAATCTATGAAGGAAGCGTATACCGATCACTTACTTATGAGTATTAAAACTGAAACTGAACAAAACACTTTGAAGAAACTTGCTAAAAATAAAGAAACTTCAACAGGCGAGTTAAAAGCTAAGGCTTCAGATGAAGCTACTTTATCACATGAAAAAATAGAACAGACATTATCGGCGTTACCTAGTTCGGAAAAATCTAAATGGATTGAAAAGAACTGGAAAATGATTGAGAAGTCTGGATACTTTAATTAGGAGGAGAAATATATGTCAGTAAAAAACTTTATTCCAGAACTGTGGTCTAGCAAGATTTTAAAAGAGTTAGACAAGAAACAAGTATTAGTAAAGAACTGTACTACTCAATGGAGTGGTCAAATTACGGGTGTTGGTTCAAGAGTTAAGATCAATTCAATCAATGAGCCTACTATCGGAGATTACACACCTAATTCAACTGTTATTACACCAGAAGAATTAAACGATGAATCAAGATGGTTAGAAATCACTGAATCAAAGTACTTTGCATTTTACATTGATGATGTAGACGAAAAGCAAACTACTGGTGGAGTTCTTCAAGAAGGTATTAGAAAAGCTATTATCGGTTTAAAGAATGCTTCTGAAGCGTTTGTAGCTGCTAAATATGCTGATGCTAACGTAACTGTTACTGAAGGCGCTTTAACATCTGGTAACGTATTATCTACATTAATGAAAGCTAAGACTATCTTAATGGCAAATAACGTTGATGATGGCGATATGTGCTTAGAAGTTTCGCCTTACGTATTAAATAAGATGATCCTTGCTGATATCGTTTACACGGATACAGGTAAAACAATTGCATCTGGTAAGGTTGGTAACTCAATGCAACTAGGTATGATGATTTATGTATCTAATAACTTAATCGGAACTGGTACAGACCCAGACTCTGCACAAACTTTCTGTATGATGAGAACAAAAGAAGCTATTGCTTATGCTGAACAAATCATGAAAACAGAAAAATACAGACCAGAAAACTCGTTCTCTGATGCTGTTAAAGGCTTACATGTTTACGGTGCTAAAACTGTTAAACCGTTAGAATTAGTAGCTTTAAACTTAACTATGGCTGCTGAAACTACTATTTAAGGAGGAATAACGAATGGCTGATTTAGTAAAAGTTCAACAACTTAGAAATGATGGTGCTGTATGGCTAAAAACTGCTGGTGCTGCATCTCAAACAATGGTTTATGATAGAAGTGATGATAAGATTATCTTATTAGTAGAGAATGGTGATGCTTTAGATTGTAGAATTAAAGTATCTGCTGATGGTTTCGGTGCTGGATTTGTTGATTTAGACGTTGACATTGCAGCTGGCGAATTTGCAGTAATTGGGCCTCTTGAATCAAATAGATTTAAAGACCCATCTACTCAAAAGGTTACATTTGAAATCTTAGATCAAGATAACACTGCTTTTAGTGGTACGGTAACAAACGTATTATTAACACAATTAAACGCACCATTAGCATTAACAGATTAATTACACTTACGGAGGTGGGGGTTTATACCTTCACCTCTTTTTTATTAGGAGGTATATATGATTCTCAAAACTAAAGTACCAGGAAGAATTGTACAAAGAAAAGTTAGAAAATACGGCGGTGGGTTTAGAGTTGTACCATTTTTTAGATTTGACGAAAACGGTTTAGCTGAAATTGACGAAACTAAATTAACTGCTACAGATATTAAAAAATTAACTACTCTATTTGAAGTAGTAGATACAGTAAAAGAACATAAAGCTGATGGAGAACTTAATTTAAAAGAGTTATCTTATCAAGAGTTAAAAAGCATGGCATCTGAAAAAGGTATTAACACTTACAAAATGAGTAAAACTAAATTGATAGAAGCATTGGAGGTGTAAAATGGCTTTACAAAATGAAACTAACACTAAATTAATTAAAAAATTAAATGCTAATAATAGGTTATTAATAGGCCCATTGGCACAAGACTTACAAAATAGTTACGAATTAGCTTTAGATGCTGTGGTTGGTGAATACACTTTAACTTTAGTTGATTCTACTGGATTTGTTGCTAATTCTTTAATTAAATTAGAAGAAGAATTTAACGGTATTCCAACTACTTTTTACGCAGAAGTATTAACTAATGTAGCTAACGTACTTACTTTAGATAGACCTTTAGATAGAGCGTTTACATCTGATTCGTTTATTAACAGAGAAAATTTCTTATTAAACGTTAATGGGGAAACTACACCAATTGAGTTTGTGTATAAAAATTCATTTGATAAAAGAATAAATTTAACTAGAATGTTAATCAATATGGTTTGTGATGCAAGTCCGCCATTTGATGGATTTGGAGATATAGCAGCACCAGGATTAACTAGAGGTATTGAGATTAGAAAGAAAAACGCAGACGGAACATATACAAACTATTTTAACGCAAAGACAAACAATAGACTTCAATTAATTATGTATGATTTTGCTTTCTTTGACCCTTCATTTCCACAAGCTATAAACGGATTAAGTGGAAGGTTAACATTTAATAAGTTGGGTAATCCAATAGTTTTAGAAAAAAACGAAGAATTGCAAATATTAGTACAAGATAACCTTTCAACTATAAGTAGTTTTGAAGCAGTTGTAGAAGGTAACAGGGAGGGTTAATATGCCAACTGTAAGAGAAGAAATATACAACAAAATATTATCTCTGTTGGATGAGTTCACCGAAGATGGTGTTCCAGTATCTGATGAAGATAATATTGACATTGAGAAAAAAGTAATTGAATTCACAGACATGTCACAAAAGGAAATGTGGAAATATAACAAGAACACTAAACCTATTGAACTTGTAAGAAAGCCACCGATTAATAGACTCGGGTTGCTATCTAACTTTGAAATTGTAGACTTTGAAGGAGAAGATCAGTATTACCCTAACGAAGCAGGAATAAACAACGTACAAGGGTACTCTATACAAGTAGATGGTGACTGTGTATTAACATATCAAGAAAGAATAGGTAGTTTATGGGTAGATTTAGTAGTTTTAACACCTACCTCTATAACTACAAGAACAACGTTTAAAGACGTTTTAAATGTAAGTGATACATCAAACCCAGTTAGACTAAAAGTAAGTGGTACAACTCATTTTAGGCACATGAATAGGGCTTTGTGGCAATATTTATACCAAGCTGACAAAGTACCAACTTACGAGCCTTGGGTTAAGTATGATTTACCTAGTGATTTTAACTCTGTTGATATGGTTGTAGAGGAATTTCCTCAAAGACAATACAGTCAATCTGCTAACTACAAGTTAGAAAACTTTAGGGATTTTTATTACAACTTTTATTACGAAGGAACAATTAGAATTACTTACAAACCAGTACCAGTTACAATAACTTCACTAGATGATGAATTGCAAATGAATACAACTTTTGCACAAACAATTATTTACGATGTTATTACTAAATTAGGTTTTTCAGAAAACGACAACTTAATTAACTGGGCTGATAGCAGGAGAATAGAAAACAAACAAGAAGCTACGAGTGATGAACCATTAAGCGCGGAGATCATAGTGGACTTCTACGGAGGTTAATATGGCTTATAAATTTAGAAAACCACCATCACCAATTGAATTAAGTAAGTTTCTTGGTATTAATGAAGCTGTAGGTGAAACAGAGCTAGAAGTTGGTGAGGCTCTAATTTGTGACAACTTTAGAATTACTAAAGATTATAAGTTGCAGAAAAGACCAGGACATCATAAATTTGTTAATTTTGGAGCTGGTAACGTTCAAGGTATAGCAGAGTTTCAATTGAATGGTAAAAACATTATGCTTATATGTTGGAATGGTCAAGTATATGAATATAACTTGTCTATAGCTGTTGACAATACTCTTATAAGCGAATTAATTACAATAGGAGTAGTTACTATCATAGGTAACATAACAGATGTAAAAACTAGTATGTTTTGGTTTGAAGGTAAAGTATATTTCTTGAATGGTACAGACTACAAAGAGTATGACGGTACAACTTACCAAGATGTAGTCCCTTATATTCCTACAGTTGCTATTAATGCACCACCAGCAGGAGGTGGAACGCTATTCGAAGAAGTAAACCTGTTAACTGGTCAAAAGTCACAAACATTTATAGGTGATGGATCATCTACACTTTATCAATTAGCAGAAACAACAATAGATGCAGATGAAGTATTAGCTTCTATAAGTGGTGTTCCTAAAACAGAAGGAGTAGATTTTACAGTTAACAGAACACTGGGCCAAGTTACTTTTACAGTAGCACCTGGTAACGAATTACCAGTTATAATTACATGGGTAAAAGCAGTTGCAGGAAGCACAGACTTAGTTAAAAACAATAAATACGCTATTGCGTACGGTGTGGAAAACGATACAAACCTTTTTATATGGGGTAATCCTAATGAAAAAAATAGATTTAGATTCAGTGGTATTTTAAAAGCTAACTATTTCCCTGTTAACTCTTTTGTATCAGTTGGAACCGATGAATTTGCTATAACAGATTTAGAGCCTCAATACCAATCGTTATTAGTGTTTAAAAAGAACGAAACTAAGATTGTAACACCAGAGTTAAATCCTAACTATGCTAATAACACAGGATTAAATAAATTTAATTACCCATATAGAGACTTAAACGTGGCAGTGGGAAACCTAGCACCTAATCAAGTTAGATTGATAGAAAATAACCCATTATCATTAGATGGTTTTTCTATGTGGCTTTGGTCAAGTGCTACAAGTGTAGAAGATGAACGTAACGCGCGCATAGTTTCTGATAGGTTAAAATTAAGCTTACAAGTGCTTGATTTATCTACCGCTGTAACGTTTGACAATCAAAACGAAAAAGAATACTGGCTTAATATTGGTGGTTATGTGTATATATGGAACTATGGAAACGATACGTTTTATAGATACTCTAATGTAGCTGCAACAGAATTTATTGAAATAGAAGGACAAATTTATTTTGCTGGTAATGGTTTTGTATCAAGGTTTGATGACGAATATACTTCAGATAGAGAAGTTTTAGGTGATTCTATACCATGTGTTATGAAAACTGGATTTGCTGATTTTGATTCATTAGAGTATAGAAAAATTATGACTAATGAATGGATCTCAATTAAAGCAGACAGTAAAACTTCAACATTAGTAAAATTTGTAACGGATAGAAAAAATGAAGAAGATTCAAAAGAATTTTTAGTTAGTTACAATTTAATTGATTTTGATAATATTGATTTTGATGATTTTTCTTTTTTAACAAACGTTAACCCACAACCTCACAGATTCAGAGGTAAAATAAAGAAATTTACTTATTTACAAGTAATTTTTATGAATGATACGAATAACGAAACTTTAACAGTACTAAAATTACTATTACAAGCACAAACACAAGGTTATAGTAGATAGGAGGTAACACATGTCAAAGAAAATTTTAACACCAGCTGCGTATGCTACTAATAACATACAAAGCCAACCAGACCAAGTAAAAGGTCAAGCTTCAGCACTTAAATTATCATTTGACCAAACTGGTATTGATGCTAAATCTTATACAAACACTAGTTTAATTGCAGAAATACAAAGCGAAACACCAAATGATGCAGGTGCTAACTCGGTAGGTGCGGAGGGTACTTTTGGTACTAATAACGTAGGGGATGAGTTAAAAGCTGTAAAGGTTATTACTGATGATTTAGATACAAAAGACACTAATAACGTTAAATTAACTGGAAATCAATCTGTAGATGGAGTAAAAACATTTACATCAAGTCCTATAGTTCCGACGCCTACTACTGATTCGCAAGCGGTTACTAAAAAATATGTAGATGATTTAGCACCTTTAAATATCCCAGATAATTCATTAACAGAAACAAAAATGGCCGCTGATATGAAAAAACAAGCTGGCGGAGTCGCTACTTACGAAATGGGATTAACTCCTAAACAATTAGGTGGTGCTGAATTAATTAACGGTGGTTTTAGTGTTAACCAAAGGGGGGTTTCTGGAACTGTTACATTATCAGCTGGTGTATATGGTCACGATAGATGGAAAGCTGGTTCTGGAGGGTGTACTTACACTTTTTCAGAAATTAACGGAATTGTTACGTTAAATATATCTTCGGGAAGTTTAGTCCAAGAGATTTTAGGAACAAACCTACAATCAGATGATTATACGCTAAGTTGGGGAGGAACATCTCAAGGAAGAGTTGATTTGAATGCTTTTGGTGATTCTCCTATAACGGAAAGTGCAACATCTGGCGTTAATTTAATTGTAGAGTTTAATACAGGGACTTTATTTAATGCAAAATTAGAAATAGGAGATAAAGCTAATGCTTTTATTTCAAAGAAATACAAAGATGAATTTGAAGATTGTTCGTGGTATTTATTAGATCTATTTGGTAGACATACTTTAGGTTTTTATACTCCTAATTATATAGTTTTTTTAACTTCTGCTCTTTCTACTAAAATGAGAGTTACACCAACTTTATTTATTAACGGAGCAGTTACGGGTACAGATTACGATGTTGTAGTTAGTGACGGAAACGTATCTTCTGGTTTTATGCTATCAAGCTTAGATTCTAATGGTAGTCTTAGGTTGGATAAAACTTCTCACGGTGTTACAGATGCGTTTGTATGGATTAAAACAACTAAAAAAGTTTTTGCAGATGCTGAAATTTAGGAGGTAAAAATGAATAAACACTATATAAGACACGACTCTAATAATAGAGTAATAAAAGGTTTTTCAGATGCTTTTGAACAACCGTTACAAACGGATACATGTATATGCCAAGAAGGTGGTAGACATTTTGAGTGGGAAGGTGTCATAAACCCACCTATGTATTTAGAGTGTGGTTGTCCTAAGTATAAGAATACAATGGAATTAATGACAGATGCAGATGTTGAATATTGGGAAAGTTGCCAACCAACACCGCCAAAAACCGAAATAGAAGTACAAGAAGAAAACACAGCTATTTTATGGGTTGAAATTCAACGTATAAAGGGGGAAATCTAATGTATTACGATATGACTAAAAAAGCACTACTTATGGGTAGATATGACGTAGCAGGATTAACCAAACTTAGGGATATAACACTTGCGAAATATCTAACAAACGGAGATATTAATCAAGCAGAACACGACGAACTAATGGATATGGTTGTTACTGCATTAAGCGTGTAATATGTTTAACATTACTAAAAACATAAAAATAGTAACGGTGGATAAAGGAGAAGTTAAGAAATTAGCTTCTACCTTTAAAACTAATATTATTCAAATAAGCGTATTAACTCTATTATCTCTATGTATCGCTGGATATGTTTTAAGCAACTATTACATTATAGTTCCAATACAAAACATCGTACAAATGGATATTGAACAGTTAAACGAATACATTAATGAAGATAAAGCTAAATTAGTGTATAATTATATTAAAGAAAACGGATTAGATGATTATGAGGAATTAGAAGAAATAAACGGTATATCTTTTAAAACTATAGAAAAATTAAGAAAGTTCACCTATATAAAGGGGGTTAACTAATGGCATTACTATCAAAAGAAGAATATGCAAGAATAAGAGAAATTCAAAATAGACCTAAAACAATAAAAAACACTGGTAAATCTGTTAATATTTCTACACCTTACACTACAAAAAAAGAACCAAAAGAAAACAGAGACTTATCTTTAGCTTATAAAAATTTAGTTGAGGAAAGAAATCAAAGACAAGCAGAGTTATCAAAACAATCGAATTTATCATATAATCCACAAGCTACAGGAACAGCATTAGCTGGTAAAGAGTATGATTCTAAAGGTAATTTAACTGATTACGGTAAATTTATTACAAGTCAATTAAATCCAGAAGAAACTAACGATCCTAAATACAATGAATATGTTCAGAACGCTAGAAATAAAGGAAGTGCTTTTTTAAGTTATGATGATTACAAAAGACAAATAAGTAAACCTAAAGATGATAACGTTGTAGCTTCTTCTGGAAGTTCTAATATTAATGACTTTGTAAATACTTTTTCAAATATAAAAAATCAAAGCAAAGCTGAATCACTTAAAAAGTTAGCTAATCAAAGTTTAAGTGCGTTAAATCAAGAACGATCATTAGTAGCGCCAGCATTTAGACAAGCTAGAACGGGTGCTAAAACTCAATCAGAATTAGGCGCAAAGGGTTTTAGTGATTTCTTAGCTAGTAAAGGTATCGGAGGTGGCCAACAAGCACAAGGGGCAGAACAACAATCTACAATAGCACAAAATGTAGCTTTACAAGGTGAATTAGGTGGTTTAAGAGAGAGAGAAGCTGACACTTTGGCTGATATAGCAAGAAGAGAGACAGATGTTAGAACGGGACTTGCTAGTGATATAGCTGCATCTGAATTTGAAGCACAAGAAAGAGAATTAGCAAGACAACAAGAATTAGCAGACTTGCAAGAGCGTAGAACTTATGCAGAGGGGTTAGATGCACAAGATAGAGCAAGAGAAGCAGAAGAACAAGCTTTTAACGAACAATTAAATACAATTGGTCAATATGCTGGTAATTACCAAGCAGAAATAGACAGAAGAAGTGCTATTAATCCTAATGATCCTTTAATCCCATACTTAAACTTAGCTAGACAAGAAAAGATTCAATCTCAAAACTTAGACCCTGTTACAGGACAACCTTTAGAAACTGGGGTTAATTTATCACCTTCACAAGCTATGCAATTATGGGGTATAACTGGACAAGCTAATGAAGATATAGCCAGAGCACTTGGAGTTAATCTTGGCGATAATTACAGCACATACGCACAAAGAGCAAGAGGTGGCAGTGGTGCTACTGGACAACAAGGTTTAGATACTACTGGTGACACTACTAATGATTACAAAACTTTTGAAAATGTGTTTATTGAAACTTTACAAACTAATCCATCTACAGCAAAGCAATTATTATTAGAAAATAAAAGAGAAATAATTAACGCTAAAGGTGCTAAAAGATATTATGATCTTATGGATGATGCAGATGATGCAGTAGAAGCATTAGCAGGGGAAAGATTCAGATAGGAGGTTAACATGGCTTTTAATTTAAAATTAGCTAAAGATATAAAAGATATAGAACAAGAGTCATTTAGAAAACCATTTAAACCTACTACACAAGAGCAAAAGTTTGCTTTAAAACCACAAAGTAGATCTAAGCCTAGTTTTGAATCAGAAGATATTACTGTGTTTGGTAGTGGTAAAACTCCACTGCAAGAAGCTAAGAAATCTTTACCTATTCCAGATAGACAACTCCCTTCAGATGTTATTGAGGGGAGAGGTGGCGCACAAGGTACACCTAGATTTGCAACTAGAACATTAGAGGAAGATATATCGCAAATTAGAACGCCATTGGCTAAAGATTTAGCGGTAGGCGTCGAGAGGTCAATGCAACCTAGTTTTTTACAAACAGATGAAACGAAACAGTTTTTAGACGAACAGAAAGAAAAATCCACAGGGTTATTCACATTATCCACAAGTACACAGAAAGCACCAGAGTATTTAGAACCTATAACTAAAGAACGTGAAATAACGGGTGTAGATATAGGTGAATTTGGTACTGATGTAATTAAACAATTAGGTACTTATGGTTTGTCTAGTAAAGTTGTAGCTGGTAGCAAACTCGCAGGAGTTGGAGGTCAAATTGCTAAAAAAACACCAGAAACAGCTAAAATATTTGGAAAAACACTTCCTATTTCTAAACAATTTTTATCTACTCAAATTACTGACTTAATGATAGATAACGTAGCACAAGCACCAGGAAGAATTATTAAAGCTATAGAAGAGGATATGACTATAGGTGAACAAGCTAAACAATTTGCACTAGGTAACCTTGCTGATGTTGCATTTAACTTAGTTATAGGTGGCTCTGTTGAAGGTATAAAAAATTTACTTTCTGATAAAAAAGCATTAAAAACAGCAATAGAAACTAAACCTGAAATAGTTGATGCTTTAAAACAAAACGCACCAGAGCAATTAGACGCAGTTTTAAAAGCTAACCCAGACATTGCAAAAGAATTGCAAGAAGTAGCGCAACCATTAAAAACAGATTTACCTACTTCACAACCTTTAAAAGCTGAACAACCTAGTTTTGAATTAGACATACCTACAACATTAAAAAGAGATTCTGTTTCTCCAATTCCACAAGGTTTAGAAAAAGAACGTGGATTTAGTAGAAATGTCCGTACTGATGAAGCTATGCAAAAAGAAGTAAGAGAATCTTTTGAGGCCTTAAATGAAAATTACACTACACTGGGTAATAAAGAAACTTTAGATTCAGCACAAAATAGATTTGCACAAGGGTATGAGCAAGCATTAGAAGATTTTGATAGAACGAAAAACATATTTAGGGCCGACAACGTGCCTTTATCTAGGTTAATTGCTAACGAAGCTGCAAGACGTGGAGATATAGCAACTGCTAGACGTGTTATATCAGAAACAGCCGAAACATTAACTACAGCTGGACAATTTTCACAAGCTGCAAGGATTTTAAGAGAATCAAATGATCCTTCTACAGTTTTAAAGTTTGTTGAAAAAGAAATAGATAGACTTAATACATCTGGTGCAAAACGTTACGGTAAGAAGTGGAACGATATTAATTTAACTGATGAAGAACTTAAAAAAATTGGTAAATTTACAGCAGACACAACAGATGCAGAAAAAGAAGCAGTTTTCCAAGAATTGTTTGAAAGTATTGCTCAAAAGATACCTACTACTAATAGAGAGAAGTTTGATTCTTTCCGTAGAATGTCGATGTTAGGTAATCCAAAGACTCACGTTAGAAATATTGTAGGTAACTCTATAATGGCCGGCATTAAAAAACTTGCTGATACTGTAGCTGTAGGTGGAGAAAAATTACTTGTTCCGCTAGAAAAACGTACTAAATCATTAAGTGTAAATAAAGATGTTAAAAACATTGCATCTGATTACTGGGAAAAGAACGCAAAAGATCTATCAGAAGGTTCTAGGTGGGAAGTATTTGGTGTTCAATCACCATTTGCTGATAAACGTATATTTGATAATGAAATATTAGAATCGCTTAACGACATTTCTAAGAAAACTCTTGAAGGTGAAGATATTTTCTTTCTTAAAAGACATTTTGTTAATGATTTAGCTGGTTTTATGCAAGCTAGAGGAATAAAAGAACCTACCCAAGAAGCTGTAGATTATGCTTTGAGACGTGCACAAGAAGCAACTTTTAGAGAAACTAACGCATTAGCTGATATGATATCTAAGGGTAAAAGTAGTAGATATGGATTAATTTTAGAAGCTGCTGTACCTTTTAGTAAAACACCTGCTAATATTTTAAAGACTGGTATTGATTACTCACCAGCAGGATTAGGAAAGGCAGTAACACAACTAGTTAACAAAGCAGAGCCAGAGGTATTTGTAGAAACAATGTCTAAAGGTTTAACCGGTACAGGATTAGCTATGTTAGGTTATTACTTATCTAAAAACGGTATGGCCAGAGGTGATTATAAGCGTAAAGGGAAAGAAGAACAAGTTTTACAGCTTGCAGGAGAATTGCCTAATAGTATTAAAATGCCTAACGGTTCTTATACTATAGATTGGGCCCAACCAGCATCAATGCCATTATTTATGGGTGTTGCATTTGCTGAAGCACTAGAAAAAGAAAACCCAGACTTATTAGATGCAGGATTCGAAGCTATGATTGCTGGCGGTGATTCTTTAGTTAACGCATCTATGTTAAGAGGTATAAAAGATTTATTTGGTGGTAATTATGGATCAACTACAGAAAAAGCATTAGGTTTACCACTTGATTATATAGGCCAAGCAGTACCTACTGTTTTAGGCCAAGTTGCTAGAACTACAGACCCCGTTAAAAGACAGAGAGACTATAGCGGTATACTTCCAGAGTTTAAAACATCATTACAGGCCAAGACACCTTCTATTTTACCTTTATTACCTACAAGCAAAGATTTACCAGCAAAAAGAGGCCTTTTAGGCGAAGAGTTAACGTATGGTACAGGCGCAACTAACGCATTACAACAATTTTTATCACCTGGATTTGTAGGACGTGCTAGTGATGATAGAGTTGCCCAAGAAATTGTAAAGGTGTATAATGAAATTGGAAGTGATTTCCTTCCTAGAAATAAAGTGGGTAGTTTAACTTACGAAAAAACTAACTACGACTTAACAACTGCTGAACAGTCAGAATTCCAAAAAGTAATGGGCGAATACACTAAAAAAGAAATAGACAAACTACTTGATAAGAATAGTTACAATAGATTAACAGCAGAACAAAAAGGTGATAGGATTAAGGACATCAACGACGAAGGATATAAAAAAGCTAAGTTTGATTACTTAAAATCTAAGGGGTTGATAAAATGATGAAAATATGGTTATATTCTGAAGTTATTTGCTTTGCAATTTCAATAGTGGTTATTAGTACTATGTACTTGTATTTAAAGCATAAATATAACAAGTCGGGAGGTAATGCTAATGGATCACGTTTGTAACAAAGTTGATACCATAAATGAAATGGATAAACGGCTTATCAGAGTCGAAACTAGACAGGATGGCATGGAACAAGACATAAAAGAAATAAAAGATAGTCAGAAGGAAAGCAGGGCATTAGTAATGGGGACTCTTATAACAAGTGTCCTCTCCCTAGTGGGTATACTTGTTTCATTTTTGAGGTGATAATATGAAGAAAGATATATTCAAAACTTATTTGATTGTATTTATAATTGTTTTAGTAATTTGTTTAACTGCATATGCTTCATTTAACAAGCCCAGTATAACTACAGCTACATACGAAGACTTAACCGATATTTACGGTATAGGACACGTTACAGCACAAGACATAATTTACTACTGTGACGCTAATAAAAACGCATCTGTGGAAGATTTGGAGTATATAAACGGTATTGGAGACGAAACAATCAAAGTATTATTAGAAAGGTGGAAATGATGGGACAACCTAGTAAAATTACAAGTTTAGATAATTTGCATTGGAAGTTTAAAAAGAAATTAATTATAGCTTTAGAAAACGCTAATAAAAGAGCCCCTAGTGGTGTTGTATTTAAAGTATTTGAATCTGTAAGAAGTGAAGAGTTGCAATCTTATTACTATCAACAAGGAAGAACTAGAAAAGGATCTATTATAACTAATGTTAAAAGCCCTACTTTTCACAATGTTAAAGTCGGACTTGCTGCTGATGTAGTACCATTTGTAAATGGACAACCTAAATGGGATAGAAGTTTACTTAAAATTTGGGGTGAAGAAGCAGTTAAGCAAGGTTTAACCTGGGGTGGTAACTGGAAATCATTTTATGATGGCGCTCACGTTCAATTAGACGGTGGTTTAAAATCATCTGATATTAGACAAGGTAGTAGACCTAAATGGTTTTATGATAAAGAAACTCCACAATGGAAAGAAGATGCTGTGCAATGGGCATTAAAAGAAGGTGTTATTGATAGCTATCACGACCCATTAGAAGTTTTAGATATTGGAACTTATTTAGAGATAGAAAGAAAGAAGAGGTTATAACATGGATAATAAGTTTAAAACAGTAACAGCGGTATTATTTCAATTTGCAATACTAGCAATTTTAACATGGTGCTTATATGCTAAGATTGGAGATCCCGAAACTATTATAGGTGCATTAATTGGTTTAGCAGTAGGAGTAGGACTTGGCAGCATTTCAGAATAATGCTATACTAAACATACACCCTTAACCACTTTTGATTACCTCGCTCATGCGGGGTTTTCTTATGTAACGAAAAAAAGAGCCGAAGCCCTTTAATCGAATTTATCTATTCTTTTCCTGCCCATTGTTCAGCCATTGCTTTTGCTATTCCTGGAAATGTTTTACTTCTAGCTTTTGAACGTCCAGCTTGACCTCCAGTAGTTCCTTTAATGCCTTCACACCAACCAATTTTCTTACCTTTTGATTTTTCACCTTGACAAATATATTTAGGTTCTGGTTCCGGCAATCTATTTGTATCTAACAACTTAGGTAATCCTTTTAACCAAAGACATGTTCTTTTCTTAAAATCATCTCCAAAATAATAAGGGTGAATAATTTGGTCCGGCTTTCTCCATTGAGAATTAACCCATCCAACTGGATTTTCTATCGCTATACGATCGCAATCAGCATTAGCAAATAACATAAAAAAATTAAATGCTTCAATTCTTTTCAATTTTCTAGCTTCAACTTTTTCAACAGGATTACATTTTAATGAATAATGTCTAGTTCCTGCATTTGTTAAATAAATGCACGGTGGAAACGCAATAATCATTCCCCATTTTTCTTTTATAAAATGCTTTATACCATCCATTGTTGTAAATTCGCAAAATCCATTAAGCAATCTAACAACATCACCTTTAATATGCCACTCTGGATGACCACCGCTGCACTCCATAATGTCACAACTGTATGCTTCGTGACCTAACTTTCTTAACTCTATTGTTACCGATTGACTTTCTTCACATGCTACTAAAATTTTCATAAAAAAAACCTCCCTATAATAGAGAGGCAAGAGGGGATATCATCACGACATGCCTTAACCTCTGTTTATGTGTTACTGTATTGAAGAGAACACATAATAACCAACTGCTAACCTTAATTAGCTTATATACTTATTGTATCACTGTTATAATATAATACAATGCAAAATGTTTTGCGTTTAACCTCTAATATTTATATAATTCTTACACTTTTTACATTCTATTGTTGAATATCCATCATAGTTCTCGTCTAATTGAAATTTATCATCATTTATTGAGTTTTTACATGTATCTGATTTGAGAATACCTTTGTTTCCGCATTCACATTCTATAATTATCTTCACCCTCACCACTCCTTTTCTTTATCATACACCTATTAAATAACTTCTTTTACAGCTTCCCATAAGGCATCGCATAAACAATTTGTAGGTATTTCAATTCCACCCATACCTCTATCAAGCGTTATGCAATACTCGCCTTCGCAATGATTTATACAATAAGAACTTTCATAAAAGCTTAATATTTCTATCATCTTACCTATAGTTACACCTTTTACAAAATTTTCGTGATTACAATAACCAAAACCTTTGTATTTTCCGCCGTAAAATCCAGAATATCCATTACTACTTTTAACTGTTTTTCTTTTATAACCCGTAACGAAATTATATAAACTTACAAACTGAAAATCTTTTAATTCTAATAATTGTTCCTCTGTTATATGTTGTTTCATCCTATTACCTCCTATTAATATTCCATCCATTTTTTAGTATAAGCTTCTACTGCTGATTCTAACTCTCTAAAATCGTCATACGTAACACATTTTCTTTTTTTATCCAGTTCATATTCAAAAGGATCAACTACTACCAAATCTATAATTTTAACTTTTTTACCAGTTTGATTATAAGCTAATTCTTCTGGGTACTTAGTATCTGTTTTAAGTAATAAAATTTCGTCACTTCCTATTACTTGTAGTTTATACTTTTTATATAAATCCATTATTACCTCCTATAATGCTCTACCCAATAAATTATTTTGTTTTTTCTTCAATATACTTAATCATCTGATTTTCTAACCACTTAGACATATTCAATGATTCTTGTTCAGCTACTGATTTGAACATTTCAGCAGTATCTTTATTAACTGTATATGTAACTTTCTTCTTCATGTTATCACCACCTTATATATTTATCTTACCATATTATTATGTATTGTACAATAAAGGTTTTAATAATGTTTTAGTGAAACTAGGAAATGAGCTGACTATCCCTTATAAAAGGAATAGAAAAAATGTTTCAGCGTTAACTGATCATTCGCTTTACAACTCAAAGGTGCTACGGTCTGCCATTACCACCTAAACCACTACAGTTAATTGTTGTACTATCCTAGCAAAGCTAACAGGACGGATCATCGAAGAAAAACAAAGTCCTTCTGACGGACTAATCATACTTAGTTAGAGTATGTGTTATATTAACGTGATTAACTCTCACGACCAAATAAAAAAGCCTCACGATTACACGCAAGGCTTGAAATGTTTTCACTTATACTATATAATAGAGATATAGCAATTGAGTTACTTTTTCACGATGGTCGTATCGTTTAACTGCTCAAACCGTTGGTAGCGGTATTGAGACTTAATTCAGTTGTTACCTACATTATATCAAAAGCGAGCGTATAAGTCAAACAGACGTTCGCATACATGCTGATAAAGCACAAATGGAAGTGCAACTGCCTTGTAAGCAGAGGGTTATGGGTTCGAGTCCCATTTTCAGCTCCAACAAGTATCGGTGCGGACATTTAGTCATATGCTCGGTACAACTAACCACTCTTAACAGGGTGGTTTTTTTATGCCTAAAACTCTATATAAGGAAGTAATAAATAAATTAAAATAAGTGTTGACTTGGTTCACATATCGTGATAATATGTATTTAGAAGGGCGGTGAACGTATGGATAAAACAGAAAGACAGAACGTTTTAGTTGGTTCACGAGTTAAGAAAATAAGAGAAGATAATAGATTAACTCAAAGTCAACTAGCAAACAAATTTAACGTAAGTGTTAGCTTAATAAAACAAGTAGAGAACGGACATAAGTCATTATCAATTAACCTAGCTAAAATGTATGTTGAATGGTACGGAGCAAGTTTAGATAATATTTATTTTGGATAGAACATTACGAGGAGGGTTAAGTATGAAAAGAATAGATAAAGTTTTAAAAGAACAATCACTAGAAAATAATATGATAAACAGAGGCAAATTGTTGTTTTTTAAATGCCCTCATAATTATCCGTGTTTTGATTATTTTAAATGCGAAGGAATTGGATTAAGAGAAAATGGAGAACACGACACCTGCGCTAATTGTTGGTTACAAGAAGTTGAATATTGTGTATTGCTTGGAGGTAAAGTTTTTACAGACAGAATAGAAAAAGAATTTGAATGTGAAGAACTTATAAAAGAATATGTAGAAGAAGGTTATGGAGATAATTCAGATTTTACATTTAGGTTAATGACACCTATGGAGATGAAAGAATATGACTAAATATACTAAACTAGAAACCCAATACCACCACTGCATAGAAGAAGATAAGAACATGTGGATACCTAAAGACGGTATATGCACTAACTGCCACGAAGATATATTAAAGCATCACAGTATGGAAAAGTGTAGCACACAAGCAATAACTTATTGTAGTTGTTGTAATAAAAGTTATGTAGATTAAGGAGGGTGTTATGGAAATATACGAAGTTAGTTTAATTGTACCTTGTAGCGATGGAAAACCAGTAAATGCATATTGCTTGGCAGAAAGTGAAAAAGATGCAGAACTTAGTTATTTTGATTGTTTTGGCGTAAAAGCTAGAAAGATGGATATTGAAGAAGTGGTAAAACTATTAAACAAACTATCTGATTAAGGAGTGGTTAAGATGGAAAAAACATTAAATCAAAAAAGAACAGAAGCGATTAAAAAGATTGAACCAATTATCGAAGAATTAATTAATAACGGTGAGTTATTTTGTCCTCACGATATAATTGTAATCCAACAAGGAAACATTCAAGTATACAGTGGTGAAGTATCGGTAAATATGAAAATTAAAGATTAAGGAGGGTGTTATGAAATTAGAAATAGGTCAAGAATTATACTATCTTGGTATGGGATGGGGTTGTAAAGAAAAGGTTTACGAATTATTTGTAAAAGATGGAGTTGAATACGTTAAGACTAATAAGGGAACTGTTAGGAAATGTGAAGATGTTATAAACAACACTTGTAACCTTTATTCATCAAAAGAAGAAATAAACAAAAAATTAAGATGTGGTTATATGTCTAAAACGATAGATTAAGGAGTGAAAATGATGAATCTAAAAGAAGTATCAACTAATGAATTATTTACTGAATTAATGAAACGTGTACCACCTAACGAAAGAGTATGTTTGTTTGTAAATGCTAATGAAGGTAATTATGATAATGGTGAGTATTCAGCAACATATAAATTGTATAACATAAGCAATTCAAGCGAAACGGTTATATTTGCTACAAGCGAAATGATTTCGGAAGAGGTGCATAATGAATAGCGAATACGATCAATTAGGCGAACAAGTAATAAAAGAGTATGAAGAGTGGTTAGCTGAAAATGGTGGTAACTATGACTAAGCTAGAATTAATAGAATACCACTTAAAAAAGGAAAAGTACTTCAAAAAACTTAATCAAGATATTAGAAATATAGATAATAACCTCAAAATGGGCGAATATAAGGATAACTACGACAAACACGTAATAAGGTATAGAAAAGAAATAGAGTTTCACAGGCAAGCGTTATTGTTATTGGAGGGATTGAATTGAAATTTAGAAAACTTAAACATAGTGAAATAGATGTAAGGGTTCAGCAAGTTAAAAAAAATGGTGCGGTATTATTACTTTACAAAGATGCTAGATGCGATATGAATATATTAGATGAAACAGTTGGCTGCATGAAGTGGCAAAGAAATCACACTAGAGATAATGCTAATTGCATAGTGAGTATTTGGTCAGATGAATTAAAACAATGGGTATCTAAAGAAGATACCGGAACAGAGTCATTCACAGAAAAAGCAAAAGGATTAGCTTCAGACTCATTTAAAAGAGCATGTTTTAACTGGGGAATAGGTAGAGAATTATATACAAGTCCTTTTATATGGATTAATGCTTCAGATATTGATATAAAAGAAAACAATGGTAAATTCTCAACTTATGATAAATTTGAAGTAGAAAAGATAACGTATTTAGAAGATGGATCAATTGACGGACTGTCAATAATTAATAGTAAAAGTAATAAAAGAGTATTTGTAAAGAAGCCGACGGTGTAAAATCCGTCTGAAAGGGTGGTTAAGAATGTTTAAAAATACACAAAAAAGAAAGTTAGCGGTATTAAAAGCTGTATCTGAAGGCATTTACTCTAATCAGTATGTAGCTAATAAATTTGATATAACATGGCAAGAAATAAGTTATGATAAACAAACACTTTACAAGAACGATTTCATAGATAGGGGTTTTAACAAACAGATATGGGTACTAACACCAAAGGGTGAGTTTGCTTTAAAGAATGGGTTTGATGTAGAGTATAAGGAGGAGTAAATGACAGACGATCAAAAGAAAGATATTAGAAAGATATTTAAACACTTTGGATTTACCGGTCAATTTGCTAAAATGATTGAAGAGTTCGAAGAGTACAAAGAAGCTATTAATATTTACTTATCAGACCCAACAGAGGAAAACTTAGATAACCTTATCTTTGAAAAGGCTGATTTAGAAATAATGATAAACCAATTAATGTATGGTACTATTAATATAAAAAACGATATTACACCACAGAACGTTGATTCAATTAATAACCGTGCTAGAAAGTGGAAGATTAAACGTACATTAGAGAGAATAGACGAGAGATATTACGAAGGAGAGAGATAATATGAATAAAATTATACTTACTGGAAATCTAGGTAAAGATTTTGAATTAAAAGCCACAACTGGTGGTTCTATGATAGGGACTGGACAATTAGCAGTAAAAAGAATGTTTGTTAAAGAAGGTTACCAAGATACAGACTGGTGGAATTTAAAAGCGTTTGGTAAACAAGCTGAAACTATGGCGCAATATCTAAAAAAAGGTTCTACTATATTAGTTGAAGGTTCAGCACAAATTGACACCTGGAAGGGTGATGATGGAAACTGGAACAAATACGAGTACATTAAAATTGATAGGTTTGAGTTTTTAGATAAAAAAGCTAGTGTTAGTGATAGTGGTGGAACTACCAATATGAATTACGGTATAGACCCATCTAAATTCCAAGCCATTGAAGATGATGATGATATCCCGTTCTAAGCAATACCAACGATTACAGCCACTTTAACAGGTGGCTTTTTCTTTGTGCAAAATATTTTGCGGTAGACTGCAAGAATTTGCATGTTAAAAGGTGTTGACAGTATCACAAAAAGGGGGTATGATGTTCATAGGAGGTGAGAGAATGAAGAAAGAAGTAGTATTAACAACTGAAGTAGTAGTGCAGCAGAAAGGAACAAATATATTTGCAACGTTACCATCATCTGTTAGAAGTATATTGAAGCCAGTTAAAGGCCAAACAGTTGAATATGTAATTTATAGCGATCGTAGTATTGAAATTAGAATGAAAGAGGAATAAGTATGAGTCCACAATTAGAAGATGGTTATACAAGGATTGCTGATACCATATTAGAAAAAGTAGCACAAACTAAATTAAACGGTACTCAATTCAGAATACTAATGATTGTGTGGCGTTCAACATATGGTTGGCAAAAGAAAGAACACGAGTTATCAGAAACATTTTTATCTAAAGCTACAAACATACACAAACAACAAATAAAAAGAGAATTAAGAACACTTATACAATCTGAAATATTAACAGTTATAAAAGAACCAACATTCAACACTGGTAGGGTTATAGCTTTTAACAAAAATTATGTAAATAGCACACAGGTATCTAAAACGATACCACCTATCGAATTAGATACGCCTACAGGTAGCGAAAACGATACCCCTACAGGTAGCGGATTAGATACCCAAAAAAGAGAACTTAATAAACAATATAAAGACACTTGGAAAGTAGTTGATTATTACAAGTATATTTGCAGTGAATTTCCTCAACCTAGAAAAATAACTAAAGTTAGAGAATCTTCGATAAATGCAAGAATAAAAGATTACGGACTTGCAGAAGTATTGTATTCTTTAGAAGTTGTTAGCGAATCTAAGTTTTTAAATGAATCAATCGGTACGAGTTGGTTGAGTTTTGATTGGATTTTCAATCCTAATAATTTTGTTAAAATAATTGAAGGAAAATACAAAGCTAAAAAAAGTATTGTATATGAAAATGATAAAAGCAAAGGTCATATAATTGGTTCTAAATGCAATACAGGAACAATAACACGCAGACCAAAAGTATTTGAGGAGTGATAACATGATTGAAAGGATTGAAGTTGTAAAAGCATATGGTGATAAAGCAATGCATGTAATTGCTAATGATCTTGGATTAGAATCTTACAACGAAAGGAATAAAAGTGGTAAATGTCCAGTTCATTCAGAAAAAACAGCTAGTTTTAAGTTTAATCCAGATACTTTTACATGGCATTGTTTCGGTTGTGGACATAATGTTGATATAGTTAGTCACACTATAGATTTTAATAATATGAGTTATATTCAAGCTATAGAAAAATTGTGTGATGAAATAGGTATTGATAGCCAAATAGAAAAAAGAGATAATTCGCAGCAAAAGAGACAAGATGAAACAGAATATACAAAGCCATCTGTAAAAACAGTTGATTTAGAGCAACCGATGATTAACGAAGCACTTAACAGAGGTATAAGAAAATCAACTTTGGAATTTTGGAGAGTTAAAAGTGCTACCACTAATTTTAAAGTAAAAGGCGAAACTGTAAAGCGTAAAGCTTATGCTTTTGAAGTGTATGACGAATATAACGAGTTAGTAAATATTGCTTATAGATCAAAAGACAAATTATTTAAGCAAGAATACGGCTGTAAACTTATTATGTATGGTGCTTGGCATGTTGACCCAAGCAAACCATTGATAATAACAGAAGGTCAATTTGATGCAATGGCTATATGGCAAAGTGGAGTAACTAATGTAGTTTCATTACCAGCAGGAGCATCTAATAGAAAATATTTAGAAGTGAATTATGAATTTTTAAAACAATTTCCGGAATTAGTGTTTTGGATAGATAACGATAATCCAGGTAGATTAGCTGGTAATAACTTAAAAGAAAAGTTTACTAATGCAAGAGTTGTTATTCATAAAGAATTTAATGATGCTAACGAAGTTTTAATAAATTTAGGTGAAAAAGAAATAGTTAGGTTTTTAAGCGAATTACCACCTTTACCAAGCGGAATAAAAGGAATTTCAGAAGCTCATTATAATGTTGATGAACCGATAGAAGCTGAAAGAATTGAAACTGGTTTTACTGATTTTGATAGACACACTAAGGATTTAAGGATGCAACAACTTTCAGTAATAGTCGGTAGAGATAACGAAGGTAAGTCAACTTGGATAAGTCAAGTAGTAGCACATCAAATGTATAGAAATACTAAAACGTTTTTAAATAGTGCTGAACTTGGAGACCAAGGTATACAAGAATGGTTATATAAACAGATGATAAACGGCGAATCAAAATGCTACAATAGAAAAGTTGGTAAATACGGTGCGGTTTATTCTCTTAAAAGTTCGGTTTTAGATGCAATAAGAAAATATACTAAAGATAAATTGTTTATAGTAGATCCTACAGATGCAGAAATGATATCAAATAACGATATTATGTTTGAGAGAATGTCTTTACTTGCTACTAAATTTGGAGTCAAGTTATTTATATTAGATAATTTACAAGCAATATTAACTTCTAAATATTCTGATTTAAATAGAGACCAATCATTTTTTATGGAACGTTGTAGACAATTTGCAAAAACGTATAACTGTCATGTAATGGTTATAGTTCATCCTCATAAGGTAGAGGAATTGAAAGTTGATGAAAATACATCTACTGGTAATTTAACTAAAGATAATGTATCTGGATCTAAAGATATTACTAATAAGGCTCATAACGTAATATCAATAGAAAGAAATTTTTCTGGTGAATATTTTGATATGATTATGACTAATTTAAAAAACAAGGTTAATAGTTTGAGGTATGGATTTAAATATCTATTTGATAACGAAACACTTAATTTTTATAACGATGATATGAATAGAATTAATTCTGATGAAACATGGAAAAAATTTCTTGCTGATGATGTAGATAGAAAAACATATGATAAAATAACAGTTTTAAAAAAATACAACAACTAGGAGGCAATATGTACGATACTAAAAGTTTAAAAGAAGAACATAGAAAAGTGAATTTGAATGGTTTTGGACAGTTTTCAGAATGTGAACATTGCCATACTAAACACACTGAAGAAATGCAGTGGTATGGAATAAAGTATTATCATAGATACGGTAAAGTTCTATGTGATAGATGTGTAGATAAAAGTGATAACGATGATTGCTGGAGCGATGAAGATGCAGCCAGAGACGGAATATGTAAATTTCCACTTCCAGCACCAGTTGTAATAGATAAAAATTTAGAAGAACAAAGAATTTATCAAGATGAATTATTGAAAAAACTAGAGGAGGTATCTAATGATTAATTTACTATTTAACATATACACACCAACAGAGTTAATGATTATATTTATATTGCATCCAGTATTATTAATTGGATCAGCTAAAGTTATTATGTGGGGGTGGTAGGTAATGAAATACCAAAACAAAGCTAATGAAATAGGCAAAGTAGTAGAAGAAAAAAACAAACAGTACGGCGATGCTATTAATAATACAGGTGAGTTTCTAAAACTATTATACCCAGATGGAATACCAGTAGAAAGATACAATGACATAGGCGTATTAATTAGAATTTACGACAAAATAAAAAGAGTAGCAGCAGGCCACAAAGAAGATAGTTGGGAAGATATTGCAGGGTATGGCATTTTAATGTCAAGTAAGGAGGATTAAATGAAATACATTATAGATACAAAAGAAGTTAAAACATGCACAACGTGTATTGCTTTAGATAGCGATAGTTATGATTACAGATGT